AATGGTTTACAATTTCAATCCCAAAATATTTTAAATAGTCTACAGCGCTTATATCTTCTGTTTTGTCATGATTACCTCGAAGAAAAATTACCTTTTTATATTCTTGGACTAATCTTTTAGCTATCATAGTACCAAAAATAATTTCTCGAGGAGTTGGTTTTTTCCTATGAAAGAAATCTCCGAGCATTATTAATTCATCTGTTTTATAATCTCTGATTTCATCAAAAACAGATGCCAACTCCTCAATAGATAATTCCTCTATATGAGGGTCTGTCAGAATTAATTTCATTTTTTTACTTCGTAATCTCTAATTTTAACACATAAATCTACCATATCTGGAGTGATAGACTTTTCTTTATCTACTCTTTTTACTTGTTCTTTTAAGAAATTAATTTCTGAATCTGTAAATTCAAAATCTTTTACAATGGTCTTTTTTAAATTCCAAGTAAAAATTCCTTGTTCAAATTTTAAACCTACTTTTTTAGCTTCTTTATCTTCAATTTGTATTTTTTCATTGATGTGGCGAACAAGTAATTGAGCAAATAAACTTTCTCTTAAAGGATATAGTCTAGGAACTAAAATCCTTTCTTTTAATGTAAGCTTCATTTTAAAACCTCCTTATTTTATTTTTTTATCCTCTTAAATCTACTTTAAAATTCCACGTTTCGATTCTCTTAGGAGAACATCCAAAGAAAAATTGTTTGGGAGCTGAATAAGTTTTATATTTGCGAAAAGCATAACTATCTTTTTCTATCCAACTTCCATTCTGTTTAACAATAACTTTATCTGCAATTTCTCTTTCTTTGAGTTTGTGGAAATGTCCAAAATGGAAACAATCAAACCCACCAATATTTAAAGAAAGTTCTTTAATTTGTCTTTCAATATAACTATCGGTAGAACCTCTCATACTATCTCCATGTTCGAGTAAATGTTTCCATCCATAGATTTTGTGGATATATCTACGAGTATTCGGAACTATTACATTTATTCTTTTACTGTCACTAAATTGTTTTTCCCATGTTTTATAAATAAAATATTCAAAGTTGTTTTCTACTGGTTCTTCGTATGAATCTGGTAAACTTCTGCCATGATTTCCAACAACTCCTACTATTGTAATTTTTTCATATATTTTAAGTAAGTTGTTAAAAAATTTGACAAAATAATTGATAGCATCCCATACTTGTAAACCAACTATTTTTTCTATTTCTAAAGTTTGTTCTTTAAATATTCTATCATTAGTAATTAAATCTCCTAAACAAAATATTGTTAATTCTTTTAAATTATAAGAATTTCTTAAAATACCATTGATGTCAAAAATAGATTGTTGTAAATTTTCCAATTCTTTCTTAAAAATATCCATATTATAAGTAACAATTTTTTTACCTGTTGTACTGTCAAATACTTCATTTATCATTCCAATATGAATATCTGATAAGTCAAGAACTGACATTTCTTCTTTTTTTCCAGTAGACTTAATTACTGTAGGTTCAGCTAATTTTATTATGTGATAATTTTCATATAATTTTTCTCCAATTATTCTAGCTAATTTATCAATATCTTCTCTTTTTAATTTGCTAGTTGGTTTATTAAATAGACTTGTATCCCTTAAACCTTCTTTCAAAGAATATCTTCTTATAGCATGTTCGATTTGATGATACGTTAATTTTAATGTTTTAGCTATTTCGCCATAATTATATCCTTGAGAAAGATATACTTTGATAAGTTCAAGTTTATCTCTTGTCCATCTCATCTATTTCACCTCCTTACTAATATCAACTTTAAGAGTGTATTTACAATTTTTATTTTCAATGCCGATAATTAATAATGGTAATTTATTAGCGTCTAAAGATTCTTCCCATAATTTATCAAGCATTTTTGTGCTAATCCTATAACTTTTCTTTTCTGTAAATTTACACTCAATAACATAATCTTTTGTTTGTAAATCTCCTTTATTAAACCATAAACTTCCTGAATTAATCGTTTTTTGAACTTTCTTCTCGAATTTTTGTCCGATTTTTTTACTTCTTTTCTTCTTTCTCTTTTTCATCTCTACTTTCCTTAATTAATTCAACACCTAATTTTTTTAATTCGAGTACTTGATTAGTTTTAATATCTCTAACAACTTTAAGAATTAAAATTCCTAATTTAACAACAGCTTTCTGAATAGCTGTAGCATCTTTTGCTTTTTCTACAACAGCTTCAACATTTGCAATTTCTTTGTTTACATCTCTACTACGAATCATTTCTTTCCTCCTTTTTTATTATTTTTTGTTAATTTACAATTTTTACAGTCTTCGTAACAATCTACTCCATAAACCAAACCTTCTGGTTTAGAATCTTTAGTAATTTCTTCAAGAAAATCTTTGGCTAATTCATAATTATATTTTTCAACTGAAACTACTTCATATTCGGAGTCAGGAGCTAAAGTAATTATAGCTCTTAATTCTTCATAAGATTCTACCAATAATTTTCTTTCTTCATATCCATATTTTTTTACAGATATTCTATACATCTTTTCACCTCCCAATAATGTGATTTTTAGCTTCTACGAACATCCCAGCAATAAAAGCTACAATCACTAAAATTACTACTACTAAAAATATAGTCATAATACGCCTCCTTTTTTACCAAAGTTTAAATTGATTAGGTTCTTTATCTATTATTATTCTTTTTCTATGTGGTCTTGATATTATAGGTCTTTTTAATTTTGAAGTTTTTTCCAATATAATATCCATTTTCCAACCCATAGCATCAAATATTGTTTGTATTTTCATTAAAATATTCCTTCTTGCCATTTCATTCCAATCTACATCTTTAATATAACTAATATCATCTTTAAATGCCATTACATTGATTTCTTTACCATTTGTATCGAACTCTTTAGGAATGATATAGATATAATAAAAAGGTTCGCCTAATTTCGCCTTAAATCCGTACTTTTCTGCATTAATAGAGGCTCTTAAAAATACTGGTATATTTTTATAATTTCTTTTTTGAATCTTTACAGGAAAAGATGTGTCTTTTAAAGGTAATGTTTCCATTCTTTCAATTTCTTTTTTAATCCATTCAATTATTTCTTCTTTAGGTTGTTTTTCTAATATTTTATTGATAATATTTTTTTGAAATTCTTTCATATATTTAGAACTATCATTACGTTTAGCTTCTATTCCTTTAAGTTCTTTTTTTATTCCTTGTTCAGATTTTAAATAACCTAAATATCTACATTTAGCTAATATCAATAATTTTTCAAAGATTCCTTCATAGTCAAATCCAATGGTAATATTATCCTTTTTAAATCTTTCCCTACCCCATTGTTTAATAAAATCATTTAATATATCTACTATATTGTCTTTTGTATCTATAAATACACTATCGGTATCCCAATAAATTACAGACAATCCCATTTCTTCTACTTTATCTTTAACATATATTAATAAATCTCTAATTAAATATGTAGTTGCTGAGGCTATTCTTTTATCGTATAATCTAAAATATCTATTGCCAAATACTCCGTAAGCGCTATTAGTTATTGCTTTTGTAGATTCATATTTTTTATAAATATCTTTATATTCTTTAGATTCTGGAGAAGTAGAATTTTTTAATTTTTTTAATTCATTTTTCTTTTTTAATAATTTACTTACTACACTAGGTAATAATGTATTAGGATTTTGTTTATAATAATTTCCTTCTATTTTTATTCCTTTATCAGAAATATTATTTGAATCTAAACAAAAATCGATAATTGCTTGAGGATAGGCTCCAGCTAAATCATATTTTCCGATATTAAAAGAACTTCCTAATTTAGTTACATCTCTTGTCGCCCCTTTATAATCTATTTTTTCTGCGTCTCTTTTTTTATTAGGAAGAACAATATTTTTTTCTTTAGCTTCTTCAAATAACAACATTTCTATTATTCTCGAATTAAAAATTAAATCTTCCCATTCTACTTTACCAAATCTACGCATTTCATCAAAATAGGGGATAAGTTCATATTTTTTTTCTAGTTCTACCATTCTTTTTACATCGTGTATATTTTTATTTTTAATATCTTTAGTTAATTTTCCAAAATTTATTAATTCGTTACTCTTATCTTTTAAATGTTTTTGAGATATATAATCTAAAGAATAAGAAAATTCTCTTAAAAATACCCTCTTAAACCATTTTAAATAATCAATTATACTAATACCAGCTGGATACAATATATCTTTATCTCCATACCGAACTTGTCCAATTAGACTAATTCTTTTAGCAAAATCTGGAAATCTGTTATATAGATAATTATAATCAAATTGAACATTCCAAGATAACCATAAATCAAATTGCTCTTTTTGCATATATTTAATAAAATCTTCAATTAAATCATATTCATTTTTATAATCTCCAAGATAAAAAGTTTGTATAGATTTATACAAAGAATTGTATATAGATATACAACTTATTGGATATTCTGCTTTTTGTATATTAGGCAATTCTTCTGTTAATACTTCAATATCGATAAAAGCATATTTTATATTTGTTTTTGTTAATTCTTTAACTTTATCTATCATATATCTTTTCTTAAATAAAATATCTGCTTCATAACTATTTTCACTTCTTAATTTAGGAACATCAGACGGTTTAGAACAAAATACTTTTCTTAATTTTTTGCCATCATAACTGACAAATTTTCCACGATTATCTGGTTCATAAAAATAGGGATGAAAAGTATTGTCTTTTTCAATAATAAGATTTCCTTTTTCATCTCGTAAAAAAAGATATATTAATCTGTCTTTATTATATATATTTAGAAGTTTCATTTATTTTAATTTTATTTTTAATTTGAAGTATATCTCCCCAAAAGCATATATAACCGTTTTTTAATAATTGAAAAAAATGTTTATTATCTGATGTAAAAAATAAATCTATTCCTAAATCCAATAATAGTATAAATTTTTTATATATTTTTGTCAAAATTGGAGATTTTTTATAATATAAATTACAAAAATATTTAGGATAATATTTAATTGGTTTTTTATTTATTTTTAAAAGAATGTCTATATCATTAATATTTCTCTTAATAAATAATCCTCTTTTCGCCAAACTACCAAATAAATAAATTTCCATTTTAATTTGTTTCATTTTAATCCTATTTGATTTCTTTTTATTTGAATTATTTTATTAAATCCTTCTTTTTTAGAAGGTCGAGTGTATAAATTATTAAATTTAATCCAAATTGTCTCCCATAATTTTCTATCGTATTGTTGATGAGGATTATTCATTCGTCTATCTACACATTCTTTCATAGATAATTTTGGCATTATAATAGCTATGTTTTTATATCCATATTTTTTTGTTAAAGGAAAATATCTTCTTCTTTGAGATTCTGAAACTCCGACTTCATCTACAATAATATTTACTCCTAATTTCATAAATTCTTCGATAATTTTTAATTCAGCTTTCCATATTGCAGGTTCTAATTTTAAATTAAAAATATATTTTCCGTTGCCTATCATATATCTTAATTTATCTCTAGATATAACTACATATCTTTTTTTAATTAATTTTTTAATATAAGTACTTTTTCCAGTTCCTATATTACCTATCATTATAATAAATTCTTTCATTTTTTATTCCAATTTTCTTCTTCTTCAATACATTCTTTACACCATTTTTCTTTATCTTCTTTAGTTATACGAACAGTATAAAGAACACCTATTTTACCACACATATCACATTTTTGTTTTCTTTTTTCTTGTATCATCTTCTTCTCCTTTATCTTTAATCCAATCTACTTTTACTTCTTTAGCTCCACATCTTTCACAAGTCTTTGAATTTAAAACAATTACATAAAATTTATGATAATCAAAAGGTTTAATTCCTTTTCTTACTAATTCTTTTTTAATGCAAGAAATACAAACGTACATTATTTCTCCTTATTTTTGTAATTTAATTTCTTCTCCCATATATTTAAGTATACTTTGACAAGTAGAGATAGCTTTTTCACTTACATCTACATAAGCTTGTATTATATTTCTAATTCTTCGATATTTAGCAACGTGAGTACTAGCTTCTTTTTCTGCAGGAGCTGATACAAATTTTCTTCCCTCATTTTCTATATCGATTCTTAACTGGTCATAATATCTAATTTCTCTATTTTTCTTTTCGGTATTTGCTACCAACAAAATTGTTTTTAAATCCATATAAATTCCAGTTAGTTCATTTAAAGCTTTTTTAACTTCTTCAGCATTATCTATTACATTTGTTTTTAATAAATTAGAATAATAATCTACTTTGTCAATTGAATCTTTACATTCATTTAAAACTTCTTCTAAAGTTTCTTCTGATTGAAATAGATTTTCTATTTTTAAAATTTTCCAATATATCATCTTCAACATGATATAAATCCATTGGTTCAAAACAATTCCCTATTAATTGACATAATCTTAAATCAGGATAATGCTTCCAAATTTTTTCAATTAATTTTAATATTCTTTTTATACGTTTAGGGTCTCTCATTGTTCCTCCTTTAATTCTAATAATCCTTTTAAAAATAAAGAATTATAATCATAAACTCCTTTAATTTTTTGTTCTATTTCTATAATTGTATTAAATGCTTTTTCTAATTTTTCTTTTGAAATATTAACTTCTTGATATTTTTTAATTTTATATGGAGAAGCATTTACTTTTAATCCTAATTTTAATTTAAGACAGTTCATTAAATCATATTTTAAAGTATTAATAAAATGTTCAATACTATCATAGTTTTCATTCCAACTGTCAAATATTTTCCAAAGTTCTTTAATGTCCATTTTTTCTAAAGATTCTAAAAAATTGGATATTTTTTCAATAGAATCTACTTCTCCAGATAAAGCATATTTTTCTAATAGATGGATAGCTTGTCTAATATTATTATCTGCATTTTGGGCTATTTCCCATAATGTATTATCTGATAATTGTATATTCTCTTTCTTTGCAATTTGTTTTATTCTTTTATGAATGTCTGTCCATCTAATAGGATTAAGTCTATATATTTGACATCTCGTTTTTATAGTTTTTGGTATTTTATGCAATTCTGTCGTACAAAAAATCCAAATAACATGTTCAGGAGGTTCTTCAATAGATTTTAATAAAGCATTCCAAGCGGGTATTGATAACATGTGACACTCATCTACTAATATACAAGTATATGTTCCAAATCTTTTATAATACATATTTTTTTGTAATTCTCTTACATTATCAATACCCCTATTAGTAGCACCGTCTACTTCTATTAATGAAAACTTAACATTTTTACAAGGAATACATTCTAAACAAGGATTTATTTCTTTCTTTTCACAATTAATAGCAAGATAAAAAAGTCTTGCTATAGTAGTTTTTCCTATTCCACTTTTACCAGCAAATATGTAAGCATTAGAAAAACTGCCTGTAATTACTTGGTCTTTAAGTATCGAAATAACTTTATCTTGACCTACGATTTCTTCCCATTTAAAAGGGCGATATTTTATGGATAAATCTTTTTTATTCATTACCAATATTTCCTTCTAATATCTATTAAAAATTTATTTACTTTATCTAAATTAGATTTGTGTTTACAATATTCTAATCTTGTTTTTGCTATTAAAAGATATGATTCTGCAAGGTCAATTACTTCTCCTATCGTATAATTCCCTCGTTTCCATTTATATAATAATTTTTTTATCTTGTTTCATTAGAATAATTTTATTTGTTTTGTTTTTATATTATCAGGAATAAATTTAAAATCTACTAATTCATATTCTTTATTGTTAAATTTACTTTTAAATTTTCTTTTATGTAGTTGAAATACTTTTAATTTATTATATGGAATTGTCATAATTTTATCTTCAAATTTTAATATTATTCCTTTTTGTTCTTTTAAACATTTTTTAATAATATAATCTCTTACAGAAACAAATCCACAATATAATTTTTTTACTTTAATCTTTTCCATATTTCTTCTTCCATTTCTAACCAATCTTTATCTTTAAGTTTTTCTATTAATTTATCTTGTCCACATTCTTTTAATTTTTTATATTCATACCAAGCTCCAGCTCTTTTAATTATTCCATATTTAACCGCAGAAAAGAATAAACTCTTTTTATTATCTATATAACCATTAAAATAAAAATCTACTACAGCTTTGTGATAAGGTCTTCCTTTTTTATTTTTTACACAATGTAAATTAAGTTCTATGCCAATTCTTTCTTTTTTATCTCCATTTCCAATATCTATAGGTTTTCCAGCTCTAAATTCTATTCTGGTAGTATATAAATGTTTTAATGCTCTACCACCACCAGTTGTATAAGGACTACCATACATAACCCCTACTTTTTCTCTTAATTGATTAATAAATATAATGGTAGTATTTCTTCCAGATAAAGATTTGTATATTTTACGAGTAATTAAAGCATTTATTCTTGCTTGAAGAGCCATAGTAGGTTCATCAGTAGAACGTTCAATTTCTTCTTTTGGTATTAATCCAACTATACTATCAATTACTATTAAATCTACTTCTGGAATTAATTTAACTAAAGCGTCTCCTGCATCTTCTTGATATTCTGGAGTTATTATTAATAATTCATCATTATTAACTCCAATTATTTCTCCCCAACTTTTATCATAAGAATTTTCGGAATCTAATAATACACAAGTTTTTCCTAATTCTTGATATTTTTTAATAATATGTAAAGCAAATGTAGATTTCCCTGAACTTTCAGCTCCAAAAAATTCTATTCTATGTCCACCTTCACATTGTGAGATTCCTCCATCAAGGACATAATCAAGAGCATATAATCCTGTTCTCAATATTTCTTCTTGTTTTAATTCAGAAGCTCTTTTAATTTTAAAATCTTTTTCTAAACTTCTTAATAATTTATTTAATTTTTTTGACATTATTTTCTCCTCTTTCTTTTTTTCTTTTTCTTAATAGTAATTTTTGGTTCTTTTAACATAATTCCGTTTAAGGCTAAAACAATAGCATCTACTTCATCATCATTTTTAATTTCAGTTCCTAATATATTATTTATCATTTCCATAACGATAGGTTTTTTTACATTTCCTTTTATTCCCAAAAGACTTCTTGCTTGATTAGCTGTTCTCCATTTAATTACTTTACATTCTTTTAATTTAGCTAATGTCCAAGCTATTGCACCTATTCGACTTAGGACAATTAAAGTATTAGGATTTCTTCCGAAATAAACATTTTCTATAATTACTATATATTCAGATTTAATTAATCCTTTTAAATTATTAAAAACCGCTTCATATCTTATTTTATTTCTTTCATATTTGTCTTCAATTCCAGATACATCTATATTGATAAATCCAATACTAATATTTACTTCTTTGTCATTAGTTATAGCAATTGCATATCCAGTTTTTGTTGCTGTATCTAATCCTAAAGAAATTACATTTTTTAATATTTTATATCCAAATATCTTTTCTAATTCTTTAATATTTAAAATAATTTTATTCATTTTATTCCTTTTCATCTAATCTTTTTAATTCTTTACTTTGCCAATCGTAAATACAAGGAAGTTCAAATGTTTTTTTTCCATATTGGGTTGGTTCTCTTACTTCTTCGATGGTAAATTTTCCGTAAGTTCCGTCTCCTTCATTTTCATATAAATATCTCGTAGCTAAAGAAGGAAATTGTTTACACATATTAGGAGCAAACCAACTACCATCGTGTTTTAATTGTTGAAATATAATTAATAATCCTTTATTTTTATCTAATTGTTCAATAAAATGTCTAAATACTAAATCTGTTTTAGCTTTATCTATAACTAATAGCCAATCTATAATTGTAACAGCATTTTTTTCTAATTCTATTTTAGTAGGGTCAGCACAAAAATCCCACTTAAAATCTCCTTCTTTTAACCCTAATTGTAAAGCTATTTTAGTAAATCTACTTCCAGTTTCTAATGAAATATAATATGGTTTAATTCCTTGTTTAACTAATTTTTGAACAATATTCATACTAATATGAGTTTTACCGTATTTTGCTTTACTTCCAATTAATATGAGGTCTCCCCAATTAAATATTCCGACATCATGAAAATAAGGCATTTTAAAATTTATTGGATTTCCTACACTTATTAAATTTTCTTTCCAATCGGCTTTTTTAATTAAATGATAATATCTGCCTCTCCTACCAATATATTGTTCTTTAATTAAAGAATTAATAATCTTATCGATTCTTTTCTTTAATTCTCCTTTAGCTTGATTTCCTGTTATAACAATTTCTATATCTGTTTTTGTAGCACTTTCAATCAATCTTAAATATTCTAAAATTTTATGGGCTATGTCTTGTTCGTCATCATCAATATATTTGTCTAATGAATTTATCATTCCTCTTATTTCTCTATCTTCTAAAGGTTTTTCGCAAGCATGTTTGTTTAAAATATTCAATACATAATAAGTTTGATTAAGACTTAATTCTTTTCTAAATAATCCTCCTAATCTAATTAAACTATCATTCCTACTTCCTTCTTTTAAAAGTTGTAAATTAAAATCTTCTGATTGAATATCTTCTTTAACTAATTCACTTCTTGTTTTACGAGGAACTGTAGTTTTTTCTTTTAAAAATGTTTTTATTTCAGGAGACATTTTTATTATAGGAAAAGATAAATTATTAAATTTTCTTTTTACATTTTCAACTATGCTAGGAGTTATAACTACTTGTCCTCCATCATTTTCTATATCAATATTTAATTCATCAATTCTACATTTAGGCAAATCTTCTTCATATTGGAAAAAATAATGATAACCTTTTTTAGTTTCTTGAATAAGAGTATTTACATTTTTTAATAAATTTGGTATTTCTTTAGTGTCTATATCTATAACAGTTATGTTGCTTCTTTTACCTGTTTTTACTCCAATATTTAATCCATTATTTAACCAATTTTTCCATTCTTCTTTATTACGATGGTCTTGATTAGTCCAATCTTTTTCTACTGGATTTTTAGCATTTTTGGCTATTGGTACTAAATTAAATCTTTCTTTAATATAATAATCTAAAAGTTTTTCTATTTCCTTTTCTTCTTTTTCTGTAACCACGTTTATATCAAATAATTCTTTTAAATATTGTAATATTTCTTCTTCTGAAAAAGTTAATTTTTCAGATTCTATTTTTTTAACTAAATCTATTAAATTATATTTTTTCTCACACTCAAAACAATTAATTATAGAAGTATTTGGGATAATTGTAGCTGTTTTTTCTTCGTTTTTACAATAAGGACAATTAAGCATTATTACTTTACCTGATTTTTTATATGGAATACCTTTTAATTTTAAATAATCAAAAATATAATCTAAAATAACTTCTTTATACATTATTTATCTCCTTATTTTAAAGTATCGACACCAAAACATTGTCCTTTATAAAATATATAATAAAAAGTTTGAATATATTTTCCTGTTCCCTCGCACCTCATACATGTTATAATTTTAGACTTTTTTTTAGGAATTTTTTTTATTTTATATCCATAACCATCACAAAAATAACATTTTTTCTCGTAATGATGAGGAACTATTTTAATATCCTTATTTTTTTCCATGATATTTTCTCCGTTTCTTTTTAAATAATTGTATTTTAAATCTTAAATGTTTTAATTTCAAAACAAAATAAAGTACTAAAGTGGTCGTTATAGCTAATACATATTTTTCCATTCCACATAAAAATCCTATCATAGATATAGGAAGTAATAAAGAAGCTGTAGTAATACCTTCGATTTTACCTTGTTTTCTTCCAATAATCCCACCACCTACAAAACCGATAGCTACTAAATAATAGGCTATTATTCTTACAGAATCAAATTGATTTTGTATTCCTATTCTATCCCATTCTATTGTTGTAATTACAGCTAAACAAGCTCCTAACATAATAGATAATATGGTTCTTAATCCTGCAGGTTTATCAGCTTGTTCTCTTTCTAATCCTATAATTAATCCTAAGAAAAGAGTAATTCCAATCCTAGTTAAATAAATTAATTCATTCATTTTATTCTCTCTATTACTATTTTTCCTTTTTTAGCTTTTATTTTTACTTCTGGAAATTGATAAAGTTTAATTCCTAAATATTTTTTTAATAATTTTGCTAAATCTTTAGACGAGTTTGTAATTCCTACATATCCAACTGGTTCGTTAAAATATAAATAAGCTTTAAATTCTTCTTTCCATTTTTCATTTAAAAGATTTTTTAGATTTTTAATCTTATTTTCTAAACGAGAAATATAGGTTATTTCGTTAATTCCTCTTTCCATTCCTTTATTTCCATCAATATTAATCATTTTAAAATCCTCCTTAACTCTTTACTTAAACAAAAATGTTTTAAAAGTTGTGTTCCATAAGTTAAATCTTTTGTATTAATTATTTCTACAGGAGAGTGCATATTTCTTAAAGGTATTCCCAAAATAACCGCTTTATTACATATATCAGTTATTTCTGTAGAAGTATATCCTATGTTTCCTACAGAAGCTTGATGTTGTACTTTTAATTTATTTTTAATTGCGATATTTCTTAATAATCTTAAAGATTCATTATGAATATCTACTCCTCTATAAAGAACTATTCCTTTTCCTAATTCACATTTACCAACTTCTCTATCCAATTCTTCATCAGCGTAATCTGTAGCAAAAGTAACATCAACTTCAATAAATAATTCTGGTTTATGTTTATAAACTAAAGGTCTGGCTTTGGTTTTTCCTGTTTCTTCTTGAGAACTAAAAGTAAACAATAAAGTATATTGTGGTTTTTTTCTTGTTTTAATTATTTCTTTAATTGTCTCTATTAAAATAAAACATCCACTTTTATCATCAAATCCATATCCTGTAATAAATTGTCCTTGATTTTTATCATTTGATAATAGTCTAAATCCAGGTTGATAAACTATAGGGTCTCCTATTTTAATTTTTCTTAAAACGTGTTTTCTTCCTCTTATTCCAATATCAATTTGAGCTTCATAAATGTTATTTATTTTTTCATCGTCTTCATCTTTAATTAAATGAGAATGTTTTCTATCTACAACAGCGTTTATTGTTTCTCTACCAGTTAAAATATTTAAATTTCTAGCACTTAAAATTTGTTTATCTCCTCCTCCAATATATTGTAAGCTAATCAATCCATTTCTATCTACATTTGTAACAATAAAACCTATTTCGTCTAAATGAGCATCTATCATAATTATACCTTTTCTTTGCCCTTCTATTTTAGTTATAACATTATTTTGAGAATCAATTACAACTTTAGTTTTAGGTAGATATTTTAATAATTCTTTTTTAATAAATCCAGCTAAATTATTTTCAAATCCAGATGGAGAAGGAATTTCTATTAATTTTTTTAATAATTCTATTTTATTTTTTCTCATCGTTATCCTCCAATTATCTAACTCTATGTAATAAACTTACCAATAATAAAGGAGTATAATTTATCTGTTCTACAGATACATTAATAATCTTGCAATTTTTTCTTCTATGTATCGTTCTTCCTTTATTGTGTGTATGTCCATGAATTATATAATCAAAATTTTTTAAATCACATAATCTTGCTTTATGTAGATTATGAATAAATAATATTTTTTTATTATTATAATACCAAACAAATCTTTCACATATAAAATCTATACCGTGAGTTAAATACCACGAATAACTTTTACGGTCATGATTTCCACTTACCAATATTTTTCTTCCTTTTAATTGTTTTATAATTTTAAAAATTTCTTCACTTTTTCCTTTTGTAAAAATCATATCTCCTAAATTAATAATTAAATCTTTTTCTCTGATAGTTTTGTTCCAATTATTTATCATAATATTATTCATTTCTTCTAAAGATTTGAATTTTCTATTACAATATTTATTAATATTCCAATGATTAAAATGATTGTCTCCAATTATATATACATTAATTAATGGTTTCATATTTCTCCTTTTTTATCCCTAAAAACGGAATAAAAAATATACATAAAAATGTACATACACTACTTAAAACAACAGTAGTAGCATAACTGTTTTTATCATATATTATCCCACCCAAAAAATTTCCTCCTCTTGCAAAGAAATTATTGACACTTGTAATAAGAGCATACATTAATGCCTCACTTCCAGAGGGAATAATTTTAACAAAAAATGCAAGGAGCGTCATGAAGGTTATTCCTCCAAACGCTCCGAAAATTAAATTATAGGATAATAAAAACCATTTATTAGGAATATATAAATAAAACAAATTGCTTATAGTAGTAAATAATATCATAAAATATAACAATTTTTTCATAGAAAATTTATAAACCCATTTATAATATATAAAATATCCTGTTATTCCTAAAACTGTTCCCATCGCTCCTAAATATCCCAAAAACATTTTATCTACATGCAATACTTCTCTTACTTTTATCATTAGAGCCGTTCCAAATGAAGGACAAAAATTTAAACAAGCTACAAAAGCTAATCCAATAAGAAATTTTTTATTTTTAAGTTTCTCAAAACTTCCTTTAAAATTAAATTTCTTTTTAATTTTAATAGATTTTTCTTTAAAAAATTTGAATAAATATATTAACATTCCTAAAACAAATAAAGCTGATATTCCTTCGGCTACTCTATAATTTACATGTTCAGGAAAAGTTTTAGCTATCCAAGCTCCTAATAAAGCAACTATTAATCCAGCGATTCCTAAACTACTCCATTGAAGAGCTTGCAATCTTCCTTTTAAATTATATTTCTTTTCTGTTATAACCATTTCTCTATCTACAGCTACATCAGCAAATGCTATACATACATTTATTAAAATTCCAATTATAATTAATGATAATAAATTAAAACCAAAAATTATAACATAAATATAAGCTAATAATATTAATAAATAAGAACCTCTCAAATAATATGTAGTTCTTTTTCCTTTTATAGTTACATTATCAATAAAATATCCAAATAATATTTTTAAATACCAAGCTAATCCTGTAACCCAACTAATTAATCCTAACATTGTGGCAGACAATCCCCAAAATTCTCTGGTTAAATAATATAAACTTTGCTGACTCAAGGAAGAAATACCTTGATTAAAATATTGTCCAGCGCAAAGTAAAGCTATTACTAACGGAATCTTTTTATTTTTCATATTTTTTTAATCCATCTAATAGCAAATAAATCTGCCAATTTTTCATTATAATCTATATTTTTTGTTCGATAATAAAGATGAGCAATTTCATGTAATAATAAATATACATAATTTTTTATAGTAAAATCGCAAGTATTTTCTAAACTAATTTTTATCGGATTACACGCAAAAGCTGCTATTTCTAATTTTTTATTAGAAAAATTTTTAAATTTTTCTCTTTTTCTATAATATTTTGTATTTATATAATTATTTTCTCCTTTTTCTCGATTTTCTAAATAAATTCTATACCAAGTATACATATCTTTATAACCCATATTATATTTTCTAGCTTGAGATTTTATCATAGAATAAGTTGTATTATAAGTTTTTACCCCTACTCTAGGATAAGTAGAAGGCAATCTTTTATAAATCAATTTTAAAGCTTTTTGAATTTTTAAATTTTGTTTATTTTTCTTGTCTTTCATCATCGAGTTCCTCAGGAATAATATATCCTCTTTCTACAATTCTGTCATAGGTCTCTTTAGATACTTCCTTACCTCCAATACCATAATGAATTGAATTACGCAAATCTTCAAAACATCCTAAACATACATGTTCATTTACCAAATATTTTACTTTTTTACATACTTTACATTTCTTTTTCATAAACATTCACCTTCTTATTTTTAATTTTTACTGTTCCTTCTATTTTAGCATGTATAGTATGATTTTTTCCATAATAAGTATTAATTCCTAATTTAAATTTATTTGTATTTCCAATTATAATAATAGTTCCAGCTTTTACAAATTGTCCATCATTAATATATATTCGATGTCTATATTGTTTAGAACCTAAATTATTACGATGTCCACCAAGTCGGCTTTTTCTTCTGCTCATAATCCTAATCTCTCCTTATAAAGTTTATCTATGGCTTTGGCTACTTTATCAGAATTATGTATAAGCCAAACTATCTCTTTTTCTGTTGGTAAAAGATGTGAAGTTCGTTTTTTTAATTCTTTTGTATGGCATAATAGAACATATTCAAAAAAAGATATGATTGATTGTAATGTTATGGTGTCAATACTTTTGCCATATATTTTGCAAAATTCTTCTTTCCATTTTAAAATCATATTTCCTCCTTTATCTTCTTTATACAAACCATAACCAATATAATAAAACAAATTGTAATATTAATAATATCACAAATCCAATTTTTACTATTTTTTCTAAAATAATAGGAAATTTTTCTTTAAAAATTGGTTCTAAAAGAAATAACCATATATAACTTCCATCGAGAGCAGGAAAAGGTATGATATTAAGAGTACATACTAAATTTAAAATTCCTAATTGTAATATAAATATATTAGGAGCTAACATGGTTACGGTTCTCCAAATACTATATTGGTCTTTTGCGATAATATATTTTAATAATAAAAAATCTAATTTTAATCCAAAACTAATGGATTTAAAATTTATCCAATAACATAAAAAAGCTATTAATAAATTGGTAATAACTCCAGCTAAAACTATAATTACTTTTTTAGAATATGGTTGAATTAACCATCCTTCTTTAACTTTACTTTTTTCTCCTTGTAATCTACAATATCCTCCTAAAAGTAAAGGAGTAAATCTAAAATCTATTCCCCATAATTTTTTATGAAATAAAGGTTTACCAAATCCAATACTAAATACTTCAACTTTAACTCCACATAATAAAGCCGCTATCATGTGAGCTAATTCATGAAAAAAAACGGTAATTAATAAAGCTCCAAGAATATATAACCAAGCTATCATTATAAATTTACTCCTTCGAGAAGAAAATAGTTAGAAATTAATTTATTTCTTTTTTCCTTTTCTTGCCATTTGTGAAATTTATCAATTTCTTTTTGATTAGAGATTCCTAAAGAACAACCATTAGACATAAATAATAATATTAATAATATTCCTATTATTAATAAAATTTTTAATAATTCTGAATAAGTAAATTTTATAATTAATTTATCAATTATTTCTTTTAAATAATTCTACATTTAATCCATCAATAGTTATTCCATGAGCTACATCTATATTAAAAAGACCTATTTTATTAATAGCAAATATCATGGCTATTAATTCCCCTTTTGAATTACATACTGCTGTTCCTGAATTTCCATATAAAGTAGGTATTTGAATAATGTCATAAATACCGTCATAACCTGCAAATACTCCTTCCCCATAAATATATTTTCTTCCTAAATGATGCCCAACCAAATATAATCTATCTTGATAAGAAGCTGTACTTATTCCTTTAATTTCCCTTTTTCCTTTTAATTTTCCTTTTATTTTAATAACAGCTAAATCTATTATATCGCTATCGTGCAAAGCTACTAATTCGGCTTCTACCATTTTTAAATCATTTTCGACAAAAATAATAGCCTTTTTATTGTGTCCTATTACATGTTTATTAGTTAAAATATAAGTATATTCTTTATCTATTTTAATTATAGCTCCTGTTCCTGCCCAAGATTCTTTTACTTCAATTAATTCACTCTCTTTTTCTTCAGGAATCGTTTTTCCTACAATATAAACGGTTATAGATTTCAAATATTCATAACTAGGTTTTTCAATTTTTAATGTTTCCATATTGATATAATTTCTTGTTAAAAAAAGAGTTCCAATAAAAGTTAAAGTTAATAGTCCTATCACCAAAATAATATAATTAATTTTTTTCATAGAAATTTCTCCTTTATTTAATTATTTTGTCTATAATTCCTTTTTTATAACAATCTTCAGCATATAACCATAATTCTTGATTTCTCGCTTTAGATAAATCTATTTGAGACAATTTTGTATATTTAGATAAATGAGCAAAAGTTCTTTTTTGTATTTCTTTAGTATGTTCTGCTCTAGCTAAAAATTTAGATACATAATCTTCATTTGAAGTAGCTACATCGTGAGCCATCCAAATCGCATTTTTTGTCATAAATCTAGCTTCACCTGTTATAGAAATTAAACCTGCCATACTGCAAGCTTTACCAATAATTATAGTAGCAACAGGAGATTTTATTCCTTTCATAGCATCTATAATAGCAAATCCATCGTAAACATTTCCACCACCTGAATTAATCCATAGTGTAATGGGTTTATGGGATAATTGGTCTAAAGTAAAAAGTTGTTTAGTAACTTTATTTGCCATTGATTCGTTAATAACTCCATAAAGTAAAATTTGTCTAGCTTTTAAAATTATTTGGTCAGGTTCTATTTTAATAGATTTTTCCCTTTTTTTATATTTCCTAATTTTATTTTTTCTTTTTTTGCTGTTAGTCATAAATATACTCCTTATTTTTATTTATTCTCGACTAATTTTAAAATAATATTATATACAGTAGTATAAATTGTACTAACATTATTAGGATTAATATGTCCTTGAAGTCCAATCATAACTCTTGAAGTTGCATGGGCTACAGCTTCTCTTTTAATTAATTCATCTTTAGAAATAGAAGTATCTATATATTCTGTAGGTGTATTTGAATTTTCTTCGTTTTTATTTAGATATTGGCATGAATAACATTTTTTATATTTTGAGTCTTTTAATTCTTTACCACAAATTTCACAAGTAGGTTTTGAATCTTTAGGTGGAGTTTCTGTACTGATTCCTTCTCCTTTTGTAATATATGTAATTATAGATTTTCCTCCTGATTGTTCATATTTAATAGTTACTTCACTTCCGACTTCGATATTTCCTTCAACAAATTTAATTACAGGGTCAGCTAGGAAATACCATTTAGCTGATTTTTCATCTTCACCAATTTTCAACATTTTACCATTACGAGATTTAGCGATAACTTTCATTCTTCTTCCTCCTTTTTGTAATTGTTAATATTAAACATTTGAACAATAGAAATTATGAATACTTTAATTATCCAATAAATAGAAATGGTCATTAAACAATAAATAGGAAATAATATTAATAAACTCAATATTTGAACAAATATTACTTGCATTTTTCTTTTAATTTATCTTCATATTTGAATGATTGAATACCATATTTAGAATGATAGGCACCTAAACATCCTTGTCTATTTAAAAAATTAATATTAATAACATTTAAATGTTTTTTACAAAATCCACCTATAATCATTTCATTTGTTTCAGTTAATAAATGACCTGTAAAATATTCTGCTTTTTTAAGACAAACAAGGCATTTTTGTGTTTTATTCATATTTTTTCTTTTTCTTTCTTTTTTCTTGACGTTTTAAACATTTTTCGTAAGTCAAAATATCTTTTCCATTATAAATATCCATAAATCTATTTCTAATAGTTTCAAATGGAAGTAATTCTATATTTAAATCTTTTTCTTTTAAATTATCAAGAATATTTTTAATAGATAATTCTACAAATTCTGGTAAATTTAATAAATTAATTACTTTTTCTCTTTTATCAAAATCTTTTGTAGATAATATCGGATTAACTAAATTATCGGATACTTCTTTTTGTATTTTTTTAGATATAAAAGTATAAACATCAAATTTTGGAGGTTTAATTTTATATCTTTTAGTCATAGGAGAAAATATTTTTACATTGTCATAATTCCACATTTGTTCCCAATCACTATCATAACTTACCAATATAATTTCTTTATCTTTATAATATTTGCAACATATACTTGCTATATCATCGGCTTCTATTAAATCTAATTTTATAATATGCCAATTAGTTGCTTCATCTACTTTTTTAATAAGCCAATTAAAATCTTTAAATATTTTAGTAAAATCTATTCCAGACTTTTTACGTTGTTCAGGGCGATTTTCTTTATAAGTTGGTTCAAATTTTTTTCTCCAATTTCCTTTTCCATCGCAAGCTATTATAATTATATCATCAGGGTCTATTCCAATTTTCTTTAAATTTCCAATTATCATAGACATAGCTGTAAAAGTAGGACGCATTTTAGGATTTTTTTTAAAAACGAAAGCGCTCCTAAATAAAAATATAGACCAATCGAGAATTATTACTTTATTCTTCATTTTCTAGAAAAAAACAATTTAATAATCTATCATCTTGAGAAAAATGATAATAAAGACCATTTTTACAAATCCAGTCATCTTCTTCATAAATAGCGTCTTTACAATAAGCACAAAAAGCGATTATTATCTTGTCTTCCGAATTTTCGTACCTATCACTACACATAATTATTTCCTTTCTAGCCAAGTATCTAAATCTTTTCCTTTTAAAGGTATTTGTTCTTTCCATATATAATAAGACAATATAAATATTTCTGTTAAATCTTTTTCAGGTATTTTATTAAATTTAATTTGTCCAAATTTATAAAGTAATTTATAAATTTTCTGTAATGGTTTATGATAATCTATTATATTATTTTTAACACGATTTTCTATTCTGTTTTTAAATAAATTAAAATATTTAGTTTTAATTTCTACCGTTGTATCTATTGGTTTTTCTGAACCTTCTTTATTTAAATGAAAACCTCTTTTTAACCACAATATAAACATATAACAAGCTATTTTTAATAAATCTCTTTCTCTAGCTAAATTAGAATATCTTTTTATATATTTTGCTATTGTTCCGAATAACCAATTCTTTCCAAAATCATCGAATAATACATCTGTACTTTCTTTTTGTTTAGAATGAGCGTATTTTCTTCCTCCATATTTAAATTGGTCTTGTATTAATCTTAAAAATAATTTTAAATAATTCATCTCTTTCTCCATTTCAATTTATAAGATTGTTCAATTTGTTTTTTTATTTCTTCTAATTCTTTTAATCTTATATTAAGTAAATAATCATAAACTTTTTTACATTCTTCGCAAATTTCTTTAACAATTATTTGTTCATAATTTCGATTAAGGTCTTGAATATATTCCCAATAATCTTTATAAACTTTAGATTTCGTTTCTTTAATTTCTTGTACTAAAAAAGCATATTTTTTGGTATTTGTTTTTATTACATTTTGACAAACATCACAATAAGAAACTTGCATTTTTTTCTCCTTTTATAATTTATATTTTTCTTTAATATATTTTACACAATCCTCCAATTTATAGAAAGATATTAATTCTCCATTATTTGCTATTTGATTACCAAATAATAAAGAAGAATTTGCTTCTGTTTTTGGACTATCAGGCAAAATTAAATAAATTGGAATTCTAAATAAAAAAGCAAATACAACTTCAAAAATTGTTCCAACTGTTTTTGTTTCTTTCGGTATATATACAATAATAAAATCACTTCTTACTACAGCTTCACTATCTCCCCAATATTGAATATCATGGTCATAATTTCCATCTATATGTTTTCTCATACGCAAAGAAGTTAAAAGTTGAATTAAATCAGAATTTTCACTAATTTGCCCAAACCATATTTTCCACATTTCAGAAAAAAAGAAATCCCATCTTCCAGCTCTTTTTAATCCTTTAATATATTCTACCTGTTGTCCTGATGGTTTCCCTACTTTGTTAGATTCTTGTTTTACAGGGTCGTAAATTAATAACTTATCACTTTCAAGTTTTTCGGTTATCTCATCTCGCCAAGATTTCATTTCTTTATCTGAAACGTGTTCAATAGGTCCTGCAAGATAAGTAGTATATTTAAATCTACCTTTCATTATACATCCCCATTATTAATAATCTTAATATTTTCATAAGTCGCTACTTTTCTACGATAATATTCTAATTTTGCACATTCTAATACTCCTATAATATCGTTATAAGTAGCATATCTTTCTCCTTTTTGTTGTAAATAAACATTTAATATAGAAGTGATTAGATAATTAAGTTCTCCTTCTGTTTTAATTTCTGGTAGTTTATTTTTTAATACAGTTAGAATATCATCAAATTTAGGTCTATCATTTTTTGATATATATGGCATTATTTACCTCCTATTTCTTCCATTAGATTTTCTAATTTCTTCTAAATCATCTGTTAATTTTTGTAATTCATCTAAAGCTAATTGTCCTAATCTTTCTCTTTGTTTTTTATCTTTTTCATCTCTTAAAATAGGTATTATTCTAGCCAATCTTTTTAAATCATCTAATAATTTGTGCATATCATAATCATTAAGCATTATTTTCTCCTTGCTGTTAATATTATCAATATCATTAATAATATAACTAAAATCAAAAAACTAGCTAACCACCAAATACCTCCAATAAATAAATACTTTTTTAATAATCGGAGTTCATTTACCATTTCTTGAGCCAAAATGCGATAATCATATAAAAATTTATACATTTTTATTTCTTTCTTTATCTCTTTTTTCTAATAAACCTTTACATACTTTACAAACTAATACTCGCTGAATTTTCCCTTTTATTTCTGCATAAATAGGGACTAAATATGTTATAGGTAAACTTAATTTACATTTAGCACATTGTAAATATTTCATTTTAATTTCCTTTTTGTATATCTTTTTTATAAAAGTGTTCACATATTTTTGCAATATGTCTTATTCTACGATATATTTTAATTAACCAAAATCTAACTATACAAATTGCTACTATTCCTAATACTATGACAATATAATCGTCTATACCCATTATTTTTCTCCTTTAATTTTTTTAATTTTAGTTATTTCGTATAATATTTCCCATTTATAACTCGGATAGAAAGAACTTTTATCTTTACTAAAAAAATCGTGAATGTCTTCCAAAATCCAACATATTTTTCTCATTAAATAATAAAATATTTTTTTCATTTTAAAATCTCCATTTATAATATAACATTATTCTATTTGAGGCGTCATATCCTTTCCCAATTCCTAAACCTAGTCCAGAATTATCAGTAATTTGATAAGAAGTTCCCAAATATATTCCACGATTTGTAAGAAAAGTATCTAATTTCCATTTCCAATATTTAATAAAAGAAACACCAGCTCCTGCTTCAAAATGATATTCGTCTCCTGCACCAAGCCCCATTACTCCTATTGGTTCTAAAATAAATCCGATAGGTTTTAATTTTTTAGCGAGTAAAGGAAAATCTTTTACTTTTAATGATTTTACTAAATTACCATTTTCATCTACAATTTTTAAATCTTGACTATACTTAGGTTTTAATAAATAATGAGAGTCTAATTTCATTTTAAATTCTTTATCGTAATCTAAACCAATTTGAATAGGAATATTTTTTCTTCCTTGATACCAACCATAAGCAAATATGCAAGATAAAATTATTCCGTATATAATTAATTTGCGTAAATTAAATAAACTTGAAATATCTTTTAACCATCCTACAGGGTCTTTTAAACTAACCATTCCAGAGACAAATTTTTTACTTGAAACTTTTTCTTTATTTATTGGAGTAGAATTTCCTATACTACAACCAAATCCTGTAATATCTTTAACTGTCTTTTTAGCTCTTTTAAATATAAATCCTCTAATTTTAGAGAATAAAAAAGCTACAATTAACATTACTAATAATCCACCTATAAAATTAATCATTTTTATGTCCTCCTTTTTCAGGAATTTCATATATAGTTTCTATAATAGAATTACATTTATCGCATTTTTTCTGTTTCTTAATTTTTAAATCTATATAACCATCAATTCTTTTTCCCTCATCATCCCAAGAGCCATTCGTAATGTCTACTAAATTCCACCATATAATTTTTTCCCTACAAATAGAACAGAAATTACCAATAGGTTCATAAGAATAACAATTTCCACAATCATAATGTCCATTCTTACATAACACTTGATAATAACCTTCAAAACTCATTTTTATTCTCCTTTATTCTTGTTGGTTTCTTCATTTTGCCAACCAATTTTTATGTGGTCTAGAAAATTGGGATTCCAAAGATATTTTTCTATCTCTTTTTTTGTTATTTTTTCTAAACATTTGTTACCAATACAAATATTATTATTTTTCATAATAATTTCCTTTAAAATCCATTTTTTCTTTCTAATTTTATTTCAATACCATCAACGTAAGCTCTATTACATTCAGGGCAGATTATACCGCTTTTACCCTCGTTTGTAATAAAAGCTTCACAATTGCGATATTCTCCAGGTCCTGCAAATTTAAAACCACATTTACATTTCATTTCTTTCTCCTTATTGTTTGTAAAATATAATTTCCTATTCCTATTAATACAACAATATAAAAAAGTACAATAGATACGATTTTAAATATTAAAAATTTTATTTTATCAATTTTTTTCATTTTCTTTTTCTAACTTTTTAAGATGTTTTTTGTAATGATTTTTATTACAATAATATTCGTTATTCCTATAATACCAATTTACTCTCCTTATATCTTTATTACAATAAAGACATTTTTTTTGTTTTTTAATTTTAGCTTTCCTCATAATCTTCTACTTTACCTAAAAATCCATTTTTAACTGTTTCAGGATGAAATCCATAAGCTATTAAAAGATTGGCTATTTCATCCATTATTTCATAAATTCCTATATCAGAAGAAACTACAATATTTACTTCTTTATTTTTAGATTTAATTACTAATTTTAATTCATTTTCCATTTTATTTTACTCCTAATTTTTCTTTATAAAGTTTATCTATGGCTTTGGTTATTTTAACTATTCCTTCGCCATATTGATTATCTACAATTTTTGCTATTTCTTTTTTTGTCGGTAAAAGGCGAGAAATATCTCTAATTCCAAATAGATTATTTTTATCCCATTCAATAATAAGTATTCTTTTTTTAAATTTTTTCATATTGTCTCCTTATTTACTCCAATCTACTACCCATAAAAGAATAGGCATCATTGTTATCGCCCACCCTTGCCAAGTTGATAAAGGTGTTCTAAATTCTAAAGAAGAACATACTAAACCTACTGTTACTCCCCAAATAATTACTTTAACAGTTTTTATAACTTGTTCTTTTTTTAATTTCATTTTAATCTCCTGTTCTTCTAAACCAATCAAATAGTAACCATATAATCAATAAAATTAAAAGAATGGTTTCTGTCATTTAATCCTCTTTTTAACATAATTCCAAGTCGTTGAATAAATTAAATATGTTAATATTCCCAAAACTATTATAAATACAATTATTCTTGCTAATTCAGAAACCATTATTAAACCTATACAACAAAATAATAATATATATGATAATATTATTCCAATAAATAATAATGCACGTTTTAAAGTTTTCATTTTATTCTCCTTTTTATTTTTTCATAAATAGATAATTGTAACCATATAATAGTTAATATTCCAAATAAAGTTACATCAAATAAATCGTTTGTCCATATATTAATAGTAAATAAAATACCACAAAAAATTGACATAATACCAGAAAATAATTCCATATTTAATCCTCCTTTAAAATAATTTAAATTGTTTTTCTAATTTCGGTTTTTCTCCATAATAATAAGTAGGTAAACTTCTTTCCCATATATCTTGTATTCCATTTTGAAGAAGATACCATCTATATTT